ATAGATTCTTCTCATAGAGAAACGCCTCTAATAACTCCAATATTGGGGTTATTTTTTTTATCCATATCCAGATCCAACTCCAGATCCAGATCCAGATCCAACTCCAGATCCAGATCCAGATCCATACCCAGATCCAGATCCAGATCCATATCCAGATCCAGATCCATATCCATATCCAGATCCAGATCCAGATCCATATCCATATCCAGATTCATATCCATATCCAGATCCAACTCCAGATCCAGATCCAGAAATATCTCCAGGCCCAGATCCAACTCCAGATCCAGATCCAGATCCAGAAATATCTCCAGGCCCAGATCCAGATCCAGATCCAGATCCAGAAATATCTCCAGGCCCAGATCCAAGTCCAAATCCAAGCTTAGATTCAGGACTATCTATCTCTCCCATATGGCTACCTCATTTAAACTATTTAAAGCTTTTTCGGTCATGTCTATAATTTCTATGGCTTCAGTTAGTTTTATTCTGTCTACTGCAACAGGGAAATTACATTTGTCTGGCTTAGATGTGCCGTCAACTGCCAATTGGCTTAGGCTTGCAGCTCCGTCCCAATACCAAACTCTTCTGGCATTCCTCATAACAACTTCTTTGCCATTTTCCGACTCAACTACGCCGTAAAATACGCCAGCTGAGTATGTTCTAACTATTTTGTATTCAGATGGTTTGTAGGTTTTTTTAGCTTCATATTTCCCATTATTATAAGCTAATTCAAGAATTTCTTGCAACGAAGCTTCGTTATTAACCACTTGAGAAATCATTCTTGTAAAATCCATTTTCATTTCCTTTTCCTAGTTACCATTAATATTACGACAATAATAAACACCCAAACACAAATATATCCAATTACCAGAAGGCTTTTAAGCATCATCCAAGATTCAATCACTCTTCTACCTCGTATTCCCCAGTAAGTTTCATGCTTTTAATGTATCTATGTTTAGCTGTTTCAAAGTTACCAGCGATAGCTTCTTCTTCTGTTGTATGCATAACCTCAGCAATGAGATCGCCTGCATATACATTTACCCATCTCTCAACAGTCTTTTTAATCATGGATTTAGGTCTGGTAAGTGACTCATTTAATGCCCTCACTTGCGCTTCTAACTTTTCAAGATTAATTAATGCGCCTTTTATTCTAACCTCTATTTTTTCAATATCTGCAAGAATTAAATTTATCTTGTCAGCAGTTGACAAGGGTGCTGCCTCCCAAAAATTAACTACACTAAGATCTAACTTTATCCGACATACACTACATGGCCGGCCTTTATTAAATTTAAATCGGCATGATCCACACTCATTTTTTGGTATTTTTTTCCCATCCATTCCACTGAAAGGGTCTACAGTGAGCGGCATCTTTGGATCTCGATGTGGTAGTACGCTTGAGTGAGTTTTTGGAGAAGGATTAATTATAACATCCAATATTGTCTCTCCACATGCAGAAAAATGCCTGCCGTTTTTCATGCAAACAAATGTTAAATAGCTATTATTCGTCTCATATACAACGGAGTATTTGTAATAATCATTAGAGTCTGGCCTTTTTTTTAAAAGTACTATTTTATAACCATTTCTTGTTATAAGATCCTTAATATTACATTCTCCTATATCTAAATCATTCATTTGGATTCTCCCAATATTTTTTTATAGCCTCATAAATATTCTCATTTTTTACAGGCATACCACGGATATATCTGTGTAAACTAGAAGTACTTATTTTTAGTGCTTTAGAAAGCTGCGTGATAGTATGACTGATGCGGAGGTCTTCAAGCATCTCCTGAGCAGTACTCATGCACCCTCCGTGGTAAGACAGTTACTAGATGCGTCCCATCATCTCGTAATTTAGAGATGCTTACAACATCATTACCTGCTGTGGTTACTGTTAATATTCCTTGCGATAACTGCGCCGGCGTTAGATAAATATAAATCATATATTCCCCTAGCGTTTTATCCCGACGAGTCACACTGCCCATTGTAATTAATAAAACTGCCGACTAATGTCGCATTTACTACTTGCCCACACCCAAAAATACCCGCATCTTTTAAAAGATTAATATCTTCTTGAGTTACTTCCCGTGTGGCATCCACTATTTTATATTTGCCATTCCATGTGGAATAACATCGATTAGAACTTTTGATTGTTGCGGGTTCGTCCACTTCTAATTCAATATGGTTGTCTTTTGCAATTACATTCAGATTACCCATTTATCACCTCACTAGACACTACTTTTTTCTTTGGCATGCCTTTGTCCTTGCGAGTTCTGCGAGGCACCGCAGGAGCAGTGGGGAGCACTGGGATAGCATTTACGCACGCGCTTAAAACTTCAATTATACTGAGAGCGTCTACTACTTCCATATCCATAATTGTAACATGATGATTTTTCACAAATTCAAATACTTGTCTTACTGTTGTCATTTTATAGTCTCCATGTTTTTAACTTTCCAACATTTTGGAAATGTGAATCCGATTGTGGCGATACTGCCTTTTTTCATTGGATGAAGTTCAATATATAGCTGCAGACCCTCTTGCAACTTCTTCCTCATCTCTTCTATTTCTTTGTTGGAATAGAGAATGTTATTCTCTAATTCGATGGTTGTGATGTAATTCTGTTTCATAGTCTCATCTTCTCCAAGATTTTCTCATCAAGAGGTTCACTTGGTAATAAGTTAAAACGGTTCTTTGCTAGGTATGCTGGCGCTTCTATGGTGCGGAGTATACGTTTCCCCGTTGTTATCGCTCGAAGCCTCTCCTCGTCTCCTCTGTCAGTTTTAACGATGGTCTCTATTTGAGCAAACAAAACTGCATCCATTTTAGCGCAAATTAAATTGACGCTCTTAGGATGTAACTTGATCGTGTATTTGTCGTAGGCGTCCTGATCCGGTGCGTTGAAAGTCCTAATTGTTTCATGTGCGAGTATGATAATGTTTTTATTCGCACCAAGAATATGATCCACAATTCCAAGGAATTTACACCATGCTTCTTGCGCCATCGTATACGCTTTACCATAACCCGCTTGCTCCATGCTTTTCCATTGATTCGAGTCGCAGATGTGCTTGTGCAGCATAGCTTCTAGATAATCAATAGAGTCAATACAAACTGTCTTAAACTCACTCTTGAAAAATTCTCTCAGGTGTTCTTCAAACTCTGGCCAGGTCTTTACTATCGGAGTTTTATTCACATTTGGTAGCTGACGCAAACCATTTTCAATGTCAATAAATACAACATCCCTACATTTACTAGCTAGAGTTGATTTACCAATGCCTCCGGCTCCATAAATCAGAACAGCAACGCCCGTTTCGATCTTCTCTTGTAGCCTCATAGCATCCTCTTAAAACGGTACATCGTTCGCTGCTGCTGCATCATTAGAGTGATTACAATATGGTTTAAATTCAACCATTTTAGCGTTCATCTTATTATTTGTATCTTTTATGTGTACAATTTTAGCACAAAATATGCTGTCAATTAGTACAGACGCTTCCACTATTTCTTGCACGTTAATTGCTAGACAAAACTTCTTCAAGTCAACTAACCCACGAGTTGCTACTTGCTCATTTGTGTTTTGGATGTTGAAATAGTGCCAGTGTTTTCTATTGCCACCTTCGATCTTACAAGTTAATTCAATGAAATTTCCAGTGCCTTTTTTACTCCCTCTTACTTCTGCATTTTCTACTATAAAATTATGATAGCCTTCTGGAATTAATTCGAAACTGTTTTCTGATTCCATTTCACGAGATATCTGATTAATATTAAATAATGCCATGTTTAAATACTCCTATTAAAATTATAGCCCATCTCCGTAGCCGCCTCCGGCTCCATTGCCGAAGTCGCTGTTTCCGAAGCCGTAGCCGCCTCCGTCTCCATCTCCGTAACTCTTCCTTCAAAAATATCTTTAATTACAGTTTTAATATCCATAAATTCTCCAAATATATAAGTTAAAAAAGGTGGAAATAAATTAAAAAAAGTGGTGTGTGTGCTATAAAACCTCGCCGTAATTGAGTGTTAAAATTAAATATTTGATCGGCTTGACAATAACTGTTGGATAGTACACTATCCGTGGGTAAAAATCAATTGACTGACTGAATTATTTTATTTTCTCATTGAGGAGAAACAATGTTTCCACTGAAGGAAATTAAGGCGCTGCAAGCACTATGTGGCAGTCCTGCAGAGTTTTGCAAGCGTATTGGCGTGTCTGTCCCTGCCTACTGGCACTGGATTAATAGAGAGTACATCCCCTCTAAACACTGGAAGCGGATACAATCCATCCATGTGGGGATTTTAACCGATGATATGCTCCAAAAAATGGAAACACAGCACATTTTACGCAAAAATCGAAGGGAGCACACATGATCTCTCTTGATGATTATCTGCAGCCTTTGCGCGAAATCGGTGTCTCCATATTCCCAGTCCATAGCGTTACAGAACATGGTTTCTGTACCTGTGGTGATCCAGAATGCATCCCAATGGGTAAACACCCTGCCTGTAAAAATGGCGTCTCTGATGCGTCCCCTGATTACAAAATACCCTCATCTAAAAATTATGGAATACAATGTGGGGTAAAACTAGCAGTATTAGATGTTGATCCAAGAAATGGTGGGAATGAATCGCTTGAGCGGCTTATTCGAATACATGGAGAACTACCATTAACGTGGGGAGTTGATACGGGTGGTGGCGGTTATCACTATTATTTTAAGGGAATAGAAGGGATTAAATCTAAACTACTAGCGCCTGGTTTAGACTTTCAAGGGACTGGGAAGTATGTTGTAGGCCCTGGCTCTAAACATAAATCAGGTAAATTATACGAGTGGTCTGAAATAAATAACCCCTCAATGGGCTCATTAGCATCTCTGCCACAATGGATAATTGATGCGTGTTCTATTGCATCTGAAGTAGTTATTTTAGACTCTATTGATAAGATCTCTAAAGAAGAATTTGAAACAATAATTAAAAATCTGCAATTAATATCTCCAGACTGTAACTACGAGAAGTGGCTTGGAATAGGGATGGGACTTCACTCTACTGGTTGGGGCAAACTCGCATTTGACGCTTGGGATGTCTGGAGTGCTAAATCTGCTAAATATCCGGGCACTGCAATGTTAACCAGGAAATGGTTGGGGTTTAAATTCAGGGCAAAAGATCCATCCGGCCGTGGTGCTTACTCGTATAAAATAATAGAAAAATTAGCTATCGATGCAATGGATTTGTCTATTGTTAACCTTCTTGTCGTTAACAATGAAAAAAAAGAAATGCCTGTAAATAATCCAGACAGGCTCGAACCAACAGGATTAATATTATCGTTAGCAGAGTGGATTTATGATAATGCGCCGAGACAATACTGGGAGTGGGCAGTTGCCTCAGCTTTTGCCATCGTTAGTGGTGTTGCTCAAGGAGTTTATCTTACGCCTATCGATACTCCTGTAACACTAAATCAGATTGTTTTAGGGAAATCCGCACAAGGAAAAGATCACTATTTGTCAGCAATTGAAACCGTATTACGTTCTGTTGATAGTAGATTAATGATGAATGAGCCAGCGTCTAGCAACGGGTTACGAGAAACATTATACTGTTTTAATTCAAAAGTTTGGTGCATTGATGAAGTGCAGGATGTTTTTGCAAAACTCGTTGGAAGCAATAACGTCCATATACAAGGGATATTAAAAGATATTAAAGAGATATTCGGAGCCAAGAGAACACTCCTAGGTAGGGCGTCAAAGGGCATGATTCCAGTAGATATAGAGCTACCAACTATGGGACTTTTTGGGTTTGGAACTCCCGCGGGCATGGTAAAGCTCATGGAGGATACAAATATTAGTGGTGGATTAATAAGCAGACTTATACAGTGGCCACTAGTTAAGTCTGTTGATATACGCTACTTAAACAAAAAACCATGCCCTGAATATATCATCGAGGCACTTCGCTTAATATTTAAGCAAGGTCTTACTCTGAATGAAACTATGGATGAATATCGTGCGCGACGTGCTGCAATATCATCGGATAAAAAGCAAGTGCCTGACCATGTGACAGCAGTTTGCAGAAATAAAAAAGTAAAATTTTCTGATGATGCTAAAAAATTGTTTATGCAATTCGCAAAAGAGAAAAATGACTACTTCGTAGCACACGATGATGAGGATGATGCTTCTATAGTAGACCGAGCACCGAACATTGCGATGCGGTTTGCCGCCTTGGCTGCAATTGGGAATGGCACGGAGTCAATATCAATGGCCGATATAAAACTGGGTATAGAAATAACTGAATTAACCGTCGGTAGAGCAAAACAAGCCGTTATCGATTCTCATGATACAAAAGTAGCTATAGGAATACTAGCGCGGCTTAGCAAGCCTGGAATCCATTCTAGGATAGTCCTTGGCAATAGTATGCGAGTGAATTTCAAAATTTTTGATGATGAAGTCCGAAACTTGGTAAGCCAAGGCCGCGTGCAGCTCACTTGGAAGGATGAACCCCTTCATGATCTCTCCAAAATCCCAAAATCTGCTGTCCTAAAATTAGCCGAATTTGCATAAAACCATCCCACCGTTAGCGTCTGCAAAACTCTGTTAGCAAGTGCTAACGACGTAAGCTTTTAATTTAACTAACATAATAGAAAAAAACGAGACCGTTAGCGCGTTAGCGTACCCCTCTAGCACACGGGGGAGGGGAGGGAGAGAAAAAAGGAGAGACCCGCTCTCTGAGTTGGGTTCTGCTAATTTGCTAATTATTAGTATATTATATATAAAATATTATATTATATATATATATACGTAAGAGAACTCTCAAAATACAAACGTTAGCAAAACGTTAGCAAAACCGTCAGCATTGCTAATTTTTGCAAAAATGCCAAATTATTTTCTTGTTTGTAATCAAAAGCACTAAAGTTTTCATTGCACCTGTCGATACGTCTTGTAAGGAACAAATGGGAGCTAACAGTCACCAAGGAGGACGGTATGTGGAAAAAGTTTTTAGTCATGTCTATATCAATGGTAGTAGTTGGATGCGGATCTGTTGAAGACGCTATTTCTAATCAAAAAACTACCGCGGCATCAGACAAACCAGCCGAGTGCAGTGGTAATGGTAGGACTGATATACCAACACAGCCTGCTCTCGCTGATAACTGGAAAATTCTTAGCAATACATGGCCAACTTCAGTATGGGCAGACATGAGAGATAAGTGCATTCAAAGCTTTGTTGATTTTGAGATCAAATGCGCGGTGTCGTTTCCTGAGGTCATTAAAACCGATTCTTGTGGATGCTGGGCTATGGGTATGACTAGCTATACAGTCTATCCTGAAAATACCACTGTCGCAGTTAGTGAAGCATGGGCATATTGGTGCGGATACTCGGCAGCAAAAAAATTTAGAGGTGCAAAATGAAAATTCAATTAGAAATGAAATCCCAATATGGTCAACAACGCTATTATGCTATTGATGTTAGTCAGTCTATTCCATTAGCGTATCTAACGGGAACTAAAACGTTAACAAAAGCTCATCTTGATGCACTTACTGCGCTCGGATTTGAATTAGTTGTGGTAAAAGTAGAAGGTAGAACCATAACCGGATATACCCTCGACTAAATTACCGCCACGTCATCACACCATGCCGTAATCTCGCCACGCTCTATCCACGCCTGCAACTTCCCAACATTCACTACTATCGCCACTCGTGCTCCTAGCCTCGTTAAATCACTCAATACTGCGTACTGATCTGAACTCACAGTTCCACCTGGTGCTTTGCATTCAATTGCTAACATTCGACCCTCATGACACCCCAGGATATCTGGGAGGCCACGCATTTCCCCTTGCACCATCACACTCGCGCCATGCGTGTGCACTATCTTTCCCGCGTTATCGATCCTACGATGCCAAATATCTAACACATTCAATAATTGCTTAGTCGCTTTTAAAATATCAGCCTCTTTTAATCCAGTCCTTAACCTATAAATAGAAGGCAGTTGCTTAGAATTACCCTGCAGTAATTTGCTTTTATTTATTCTCTTATAAATGTTTAACTGCTCACTTAATGTACTACACTCAATGATTTTTAATGCCATTACTTGACCTCGATTAGCTGTTTGTGTAATTATACTCTTATCAGCACGAGGCAATCAATGCAATTACCAGTCCATTTAATAGATTACAGCTATATATCCCACTATGGGCTTATACTGTCATCCCTTAAATCAGCTCAATTGTATTCTACTCCTGCCGATGTTGTACTAGATAATATGCTCGCTATTTGTGACTGTAAACTCCTAGTCGCTGATGATGACGAAACCATTATCTATGGCGTTGTATGCTATTCTAGTACAATACTACTATGGATTTATATTAAAGAAGCATTTCGTGGGCATGGCCTCTCTAATTATTTACTTCCCGATGAGGCTAAAATTTACTGGCTTAAAGGAACTAATAAAACATGGCACAAATGGACAAAGCACAAGAAATTAGTCGCAAATCCGCTCTCGATCCTGATGAAATAGATTGCATCAGGATTGAGACATACGCTCCAGTTGCCCTCGATGGTAACGTTAGACAATCTTTCAACATGAAGGACATCTCTGTAAGATATAATAAGAAGCACCAATACTGTACAGTGGTTGGCGTAAAACAAACTGTACTCATTCCCGTGAGTAACATAGCATTTATGCAGATTTGACGTGGGTTTATTGCCAGAAGGCTACGTCTTTGGTAGGCCAACTAAATACAAAAAAGAATATTGCAAGCAGCTAATAGAGCACATGAGTCAAGGTTATTCCTTTAAATCATTTGCTGCACGTGTACCGTGTAATGAAGATACTGTTGCAGAATGGGCAAAAGTACATCAGGACTTTTCCGATGCTAAAACCGTAGGCAAGGCTCTAGAACGGTTCCTTTGGGAGAAAATACATCTCAAATGTTCTATGACTGGCGAAGGAAACATGACTGGTATTATCTGGGCACAAAAAAACAAATGGCCTGATGAATTTAAAGAAAAGAATGAAACTATTGTGAAACAAGAGCTAGCTGTGTCCGGTGACTTTAAATCAATTGTAGCAATGATGACACCTGAACAAATGTATCAATTATCTGTGGCATTAGAACAAAAAACACAAGTATTAGAGGCAACACATGAAGTTCGAGACAGTAAAGATAAATGACCTTACACCATATGTGAACAACGCTCGCAAACACAGTGATAAGCAGATTAAGCAGATCCAAAAGTCTATTAAAGAATTTGGCTTTCTTAACCCTGTTATCATCGATGCTACAAATGGCATAATAGCGGGGCATGGTAGAGTTGCTGCTGCTATCAAACTCAAGATTAAAGAAGTGCCCTGTATCCGTGCCGAACACCTTACAGAAGTACAAAAGCAGGCGTACATCCTAGCGGATAACAAGCTGGCTCTAAATTCTGAATGGGATGACACGATCTTGCAAAGCGAACTCCAGGCATTAAAAGAGCTGCAGTTTGATTTTGAGACTATCGGTTTCGATGAACTGCCAGGATTTACTCCCTCACTTCCCGATGAAAACAAAAGCAATGAGTCTCCAGAAGAAAAACTAGTGCTAATTGTTACGTTAGAGAGCCAAGAGGACAAGCAATTATTATTCGATGAGCTGAGAGACCGCGGGTACAAGGTGAAGGTATGAGTGACTACGGCATTCCTTACATGGGTAGTAAAGCAGGTATAGCACCAAGTATTGCAATGAATTTTCCTTCGGCAGAGCACTTCTATGATTTGTTTGGCGGCGGATTTTCTATTAGTCATTACATGATTGAGAAGAAAGCAAATAAGTTTAAGTATTTTCATTACAATGAGATTAAAAAAGATGTAACAGAGTTAGTCAAAAAGGCTATCAATGGTGAGTTTAATTATGATAAGTTCAAACCAAAATGGGTCTCACGAGAGGACTTTTTTAGATTAAAAGACACTGATGCTTATATTAGATGCTTGTGGAGTTTTGGTAATAATCAGAAGAGCTATTTATTTGGTAAGGATATTGAAGACTATAAAAAATCAATGCATATGGCGATAGTATTCGGTGAAATTGATGATATTGCTTATTCTGTTTTAGAATTTAAAAAATGGCCGGAAAATGTAAAAACTATCACGCAAAGACGTTTTTATCTGAGACAAAAATTAGAGTGGTACAATCTGAATAAGAAAATACCAAAGATGTTATATCAATATTTATCTGAAAAACAGTTGAAAGAAATGGGAATAAAAGACAACGTAAGACAGTTGCAGCAGTTGGAGCAGTTGGAGCGGTTGGAGCAGTTGGAGCGGTTGGAGCAGTTGGAGCGGTTGCAGCAGTTGCAGCAGTTGGAGCAGTTGCAGCAGTTGGAGCGGTTGCAGCAGTTGGAGCAGTTGCAGCAGTTGGAGCAGTTGCAGCAGTTGCAGCGACTTACTATTACCTGCGTAGATTATCGCCAGGTTGAAATCCTACCTGATTCTGTTGTTTATTGTGATATTCCTTATGCTGGTACCTCTGATTACGGCACATTTTCACACAAAGAATTTTTCGACTGGGCAGCTACTCGCGCATTCCCTGTATATATTTCAGAGTACAATGTGCCTGATCCAAGATTTCAGCTTGTTTATTCTATTGATAAAAGGGTTTTACTAACGACAACTGGGGATAAAAATAAGGTTAAATCTGAAAAACTATACTGGAATGGCGTCAAGTGATTTCTGATCGCTTGTTCTCCCTCACAGCCTTTGGACGATTATCTGCTACTCTATTCCAGCAGCAACAAGACTTCATACGCGATAAAGCCAAGATGAAGGTTGCCTGCTGTACGCGCCGTGCTGGCAAGTCACACGTTGCAGCTATTAAATTACTGCAGGCTGCTTCGCGTGTACCTAACTCTACTGCTCTCTATTTATCTCTGACTCAGCGTAGCGCCAAAGGCATCATGTGGAGAAAATTAAAGCAGATAGTTACACAGTATAAGCTGCCTGTTGAGTTTAAAGAGTCTGAGTTAATAGCAGTACTACCGAATAACTCTAGAATAGTTTTGTATGGAGCTGATAAAGAAAACCTTATGGATACGCTGCTTGGTGATGCATATTGCACAGTAGTTATCGATGAGGCTCAGTCTTTTGGCTCTCACCTCCAGGATATGATCGATGAAGTTTTAGAGCCAGCCACGTTGGATTACGCAGGCGATATATCGCTAATTGGTACACCAGGGCCTACTTGTAACGGTATTTTTTACGAGGCTGCCGTTGGCGCTGCAGAGTATTATTCTAGGCACAAATGGAGTCTGCTAGACAATTTCCACTTACATAATGCAGCAGGCTGGCTCTCTGATCTTAAAACACGCAGGGAGTGGAGCGATGATAATCCAACGTATCGTCGTCAGTATCTAGGGGAGTGGGTAGTCGATCTATCTGCTTTAGTGTACAAGTTTAATATTAATAAAAATGTTTACCATGAGCTTCCCAATGTTGATTTTAACTATGTAATCGGCCTTGATTATGGGTGGAATGACGCCACGGCTTTTTGTGTGTTGGCTTATTCAGAAAAGCACCCGAATGCTTATGTGTTGGACTCATATGGCAGGTCAGAAATGACACCTTCGATGATAGCCACAGAGCTGAAAAAGCTAATGGTTAAATATAACCCTGAGCGAATCATTGCGGATACAGGTGGTCTAGGTAGAAGTATCACTGAGGAAATGAGATTACGTTATGATTTACCAATTATTGCAGCAGAAAAGACTGAAAAGATGACTGCAATTGATATGCTAAACTGTGACTTTATGGACAGAAGATTGTTTATTAACGCCAAATGCAAAGCATTACACTCACAACTAGAGGCGTTAACGTGGGATGATAAGCATAAAGAAGATCCAAGCCTACCAAATGATTTATGTGATAGTTTTTTATATTCAACAAGGTATTCTCGCCACTACTGGGGCAAGATACCGACAATTATTAACCCTCTTGAAACAATGGAACAGGAGATATTAGACTATGCAAGCGCTAAACCAAAATACTTTGACGATATTGGATATTAAAGAGCTGATTACATTCTGCAAAACTAATGATGTATATGACTTTAGATTAGGCGGTCTACAATTCTCTTTAGAGCGCAAGAAGCCACAATTTTTTCCGCTAGAAGAAATGGCACCAACAGCACAACTGACACCTGCACAACAGCGCGCCGAAGATGATAAGCTCATGTTTATGAGTTCACTCTAAAACAGGAGATAATTGATGTCAGAAAATCAAGTGCAACAATATCGCTGGTGGCAGCATGAAGGTGACAGAGCAGCAGTCACAATATTTACTTTAATGCGTCACTGGGATACTACACAAGGCGCTGTGCAAGCCTCTAACTTGCGCAACATGCGCTTATACGCAAACCGTGATGTAGCCTCGCTATCGATTGCGCAATACGTTTTAAGCGCGTCCCAGGAATACATGAGTGGCGGAATTTCTGGGGGTGCCAGTTGGAACAGGCAGTCTAGAATTACGCTCAACGTTGTTAAGTCCTGCATTGATACTCTCTATTCTAAAATCGGCAAGAATAAAGTTAAACCTACCTTTTTGACTACTGGCGGTAGCATTAAACATCGTCAGCGTGCGATGAAATTAAATAACTTTATGTTTGGTACATTCTGGGAAGGTGATATTTATAATATCGCACCGATGGCATTTAAAGATGCAATGATCTTTGGTACAGGATTTATTAAAGTCTATACTTGTCCTAAAACCAAACGTATTAAATACGATAGAATATTTCCTGATGAGATTACATGCGATCCTGCAGATGGCTATTATGGTAAACCTAGACAGCTATTCCAGCGAAGATTTGTATCTAGAGACTATTTAATGGAAATGTTTCCAGACCGTAAGAATGATATTCTATCAGTAAAACAAACTGATATTTCTTATACTGGGGCAGCTCAAGACACGATATTAGTTTGCGAAGCATGGCATCTTGGAGATGATGGAAAGCATACGTTATGTATTGATGGTGTGAATTTGTTCACTGAAGACTGGAAGGACGATTGCTTTCCTTTTGTAGTTATCCGTTACACAGAGCAATCTGTTGGGTATTTAGGGTGTGGGGTATGTGAGGAGCTTCTTGGTATTCAAGTGGAGATCAATAGACTACTTCTACACATTCAAGAATCAATGCGATTAATATCTCATCCTAGAATATTTATCGAAACAGGAAGTAAGGTAAATCCACGCCATATTACTAACGAAATTGGTACATTTATCCCATACACTGGCACCCCTCCGATTATTCAAGCGGCACAAGCGGTACATCCAGAACAGTTTCAACAATTAGAAAACTTGTATCAAAAAGCATTTCAGGTTTGCGGTGTCTCCGGCCTTTCTGCAATGTCGCAAAAACCAGCTGGTTTAAACTCTGGCGCTGCAATAGCTGAATATAATGATATAGAAACAGAACGTTTTGCACGAACAGGGCAACAATATGAGCAAGTATTCCTCGACTTAGCTAAACTAACCTGCAGAGAATTGAATAAAACTCCTGGTTATAGAGTTAATTCTCCACAAAAAGACGCAGGATTAGAGAGGTTAGTATGGAAAGATATTCGCTTGCCAGAGGATGAATATGCAATACAATGCTTTCCTACCTCTGCACTACCTAAAACACCCGCTATGCGTCTACAACATGTAAAAGACATGATAGATATGGGTGTAATTGATCCGATGCAGGCCACAGAACTATTAGATTTTCCGGATTTGGAAGCATACAATCGAATTACTTTATCGCCTATTCGTTTAGCGTACAAAGTAGTCGAAGGTATTCTATTTGATGGAAAATATGTAGGCCCTGAACCATTCTTTGATCTACATTTAATGCAGCTCACAGCTCAGAAGTATTATTCATGGGCTCTTACGTTAGATGAAGTAGATGAAGATAACCTCGATCTTCTAAGACAATTTATGGATGATATAGAGATTATCAAAGCGCAGGCCGCTATGCAAGCGCAGGCTGCTCTTCCCCCATCACCACAGGAGATGGGATTGCCTATGTCTCAGGACGTCGGAATGCCTCCTCAAGGGCTATTACCAGCAGCGTAAACCTGACCGACACAAATGCCCACTTGTTATTTTAGTGGGCATTACTTTATTATTTTTTTATTGGGAGCACATTATGACAGAATTTACTACATCGCCAACACAAACTGGAGCAGCGCCGACGGGTGAGGCATCACAAGTGCAAAGCCAGGCATCAAATGTAGATAATGATTATGCGTCGAGATTTGCTAGGCTGACACAAAAGGAAAGGCAAATGCAAACCCTCCGCGAGTCGATGAAATCGGATCGTGAGGAACTTGAGAGCTATCGTAACCTCAAGAAAACTGCATCAACTAATCCTAATGATGTATTGCAGAAATTTGGAATATCATATGGTGAGTTGACTGAGAAAATTCTAACTCCTGAAGATAAGTACGCTACACTTGAACAAAGACTTGCTAAATTCGAAAATGATCAGCAGGAATCTTTGATAAAAAATCAAGAGCGTGACAATCAAGCGGCATATGACAATGGTTTAAATATTATTAGAACCTTTGTTAATGAGCGCGCAGATGATTATGAATTTATCAGAATAAACGAAGGATATGATGACGTGCTAGATTTAGCAGCTAAATATTTTAAAGAGACAGGTAAATACTTGTCCTTTGAAGAGGCTGCCAACTTAGTAGAAAAACATTTTGAGCAAGAAGCCGAGAAATACACGACTAGCAAGAAGCTCCAGGCAAAATTTCAGCAAGCACAGCAGCCCAAGGACGGTGCTACTGTCTCTGAAAAGTTGTTCAGCAATCAAGATACAAAGACACTGACAAATAACGCCACAGCTACGGCAACACCTCAAGAATCTGTAGCAGATGACAAGATTCTTATGCAACGTGCGATCCAAGCATACCGCAGTGGATCAATTAAAAAATAATTACGGAGTAACTTATGTTAGACATTAGCGCATTTTCAGCTGCATTAAAACAAATCTACCCTGATTGGAAGGTTCAAGATTTAACATTTCGTAACAATCCGTTCTACGCTCTTGTAGACAAGAATGAAGATTTTTATGGAGAGGTGATCAAGAGTCCCCTTATATACGGAAATCCAGTCAATCGTAGCAACACTTTCTCAAGCGCATTAGCTGGAACTTCAAGTTCTTTGCTAAAAGGTTTTCTATTAACTCGTAAGAGTGACTATTCTCTTGCAAGCATTTCTAATGAAGCATTAGAAGCGTCACAATCCTCAGAAGGCGCATTCTTGGAAGCTGCTAAGCTAGAAATTGATGGCGCGCTTAAACAACTAGCTCGTTCGCACTCTATCAAAATCTTTAGATCTGGATCTGGATCTATCGGTATTATTAAAGCAGCTTCTTCTCCTACAACAACTGTTGAGATACAAACTATCCAAGATGCAGTGAACTTCGAAGTTGGTATGAAGTTAAACGCTTCTGCTACCGATGGCACAGGCACAGTTCACGCTGATAAACCTACAATCGTATCGATTGACAGAGCAGCTGGTACTATGGTTGTTACACCTAGCGTTGCATCGACATGGGCAGCTGGACACTACATTTTTGTAGATGGCGACTATGGCAACGCAATGAGTGGACTTGATGCATGGGTTCCTTATGATGATCGCGCTACCCGCTTGGCAGCTAGCTATTATGGGGTAGTTCGAACCGCAGACAGCATTAGGTTGGGGGGTTGCGTTTATGATGGCTCTTCTAGTAATTATGAGGAAGCCTTGATTGACGGGCTAAACTTCGCTTATAATGTTGGTGATGCTGAGATTGACTATGTATTTATGAACCCTATCGACGTAGCGCAATTAACCAAGATATTGGGATCTAAAGTACAACGTGTGCAAGTATCTGCTGAAGTTAAAGAGGGTGGCCGCTCAATGGCTGCTATCGCATTTAACGGTATCGAAATATATTATGCTGGTGGATCTGCACGTGTAATTGGTGATCGTAACTGTCCTAAAAACAGAGCATTCGGAGTAACAATGAACACCTGGAAATTAAATTCACTAGGTAAAGCTGTGCGACTTTTTGAAGCAGATGGCCTTAAAATGCTTAGGAGCAACTCAAGCGATGCATTAGACATAAGAGCTTTCGGCTATTTAAATCTTAGCTGTACAGCCCCAAGTAGAAACGTTCAGATTAAATTAGCATAAAATGCTTGTTCATATTTTGAACAGATACTTAGTTAGTTAATACTGGAGCGGGTAACTCCGCTCCTTTTTCTTAAGGGAAAACAAAATGGCTAATAGGACTTTTTACAACAGAATATTTACAGGAGAATGCGATATGACTATTTTATCAGCACGTGCAAGCATTGGGCTCACTGGTGCTATCAGTGATATAGTCGGTACCGCTGTAAGCACAATCACTAAAGAATCTGGCAATGGTAACTACTCGGTGACTCTTGCTGATCCTTACAATGCATTTTTAATGGGTCAAGTTATGTTTGCTTGCGAGTCAGACAGCGTAGCTAAAACCTGCGTTTCTGGTACTGCGCAAGTTGACAGACTGACTTTTGTTGCTAAAGCATCGTGTGTTTCCGGTGATTTCTTCATCGTGACAGATACTGCTGGCGTAAAATGGGCAGGATCAATTGATGTTACCGGATCAGCTCCAGAGCCAACCTCTGCCCTTTGGACTGCTGTTGGCGCGACTAAAAAAGTGCATATTGATATCTCTGCAGCTACCACTGACGCTGAGGTTGCGGCTGCTGTACGCGCTGCTTTTGCTGCTTTGACTGGTATTGGTACCACAATCACTGTAAGTGTCGTTACCGGCGCTTATTTCGATTGTACTGAAGTTTACCGCGCACCTGTTGCTGTTCCTGCTCTTTACAAAGAAGATGGCGCTGCTACTCCTACCTCATTTACAACTACTGTTGGTACTGCAGGCGTTCAAACTGCGTATGACATCACCAACACTACCGGCGAGACGATGACTATCGTGGCTCACGGATTTACCACCGGCAAGCTAGTTGCTTTGAGCATTAACTCAGGTGCATTGCCTACTGGCTGGGCTGCTGGCGCTTATTATGTAATCGCTGTTTCTGCCAATTTGATTGCATTAGCATCAACTTTAGCTAACGCCGAAGCTGGAACTAGAGTAGCTATTTCTGATTATGGAGATGCTACTAAAACCGTTACTGTTACTCCAACTGCTCCATTTGGATCGCTTGTAGCAAGAACAGAATTCACTTCTGTATCTCTAAAAGCAAATGTACAATCTAACAGCAAGATTTATTTTACTTGTTATGACTATGCAGGAACTCAAGTAAATCCATCTAATGGTAGCAAAATGTATATTGAAATGCACCTTCGCAATAGCAACGTAAGCGGAGCAGGAGAATAATATGCCACTACCGATGGGCCCAGACCGAACAAAAGGCAAAATTTCTGGCTTGATCATTGAACAAATGCGGCCAAGTTTTGCTAACGGTATGCGCAAAGGTAATGAAAAAAGTCTCCACGATATGCAGTACGGAGAGAATGAAGTCGAAGAGGAAAAGGAATTCCAGGCAGCTGGTTCCATGGCCCTCAGAGCAATGTTTTCTGCTATGCAAAGTGGAGATTTTAATGCTGCATACCAAGCTTATTTGAGTGCCCACAAGATTGTTGACGCTCAAATTGAAGAAGAGGAAGAAGAGGAAGAAGAAACGGGCATGGAGGATTAATACCCTCTGCACTCGCTCATCATAGTGTGATAGCCTCTATTTAAACGTATAGAGGGCACCACACTATGACTTACGCACCTAACACAGTTACAGTAGCTAGCATGATTACCGGAGCGCGCGAGCGTGCTGACATGCTAAACACGCAGTTTGTAACAGACACCGAAATAGTATCACTTATAGATCAGAGCTATCGAAAACTTTATAATGAAATAATTAACCGTTTTGAGAATTATTACGTATCAGAGGCCACTATTGTATTAGTGCCAGGCCAGCGGGATTATGATCTACCAGCTGACTTTTTGAAGCTGTTGGGCGTCGATATAGTATCTGGTGGCAAAAACTTTACCATGCAACCATGGTCTTTAAATGAGCGGAATAGACTGCTCACTGGTTGGGTTAGCAGACCGATACGCTACATTCTAAAAGGCGGCAAGATATCATTTGTGCCAGTTGCCTCAAGCGCTGATAGCATAACTATGTTTTATGTGCCAAGTCCTGCAGAAATTACAGCAGTTAGTTCAGTGGAAGTATTCAGTGGATTTGATGAGTTTATCATGTGTGATGTAGCAATAATGTTGAAACAAAAAGAGGAATCTGACTGCCAGATTTTGTTGATTCAAAAGGCAGAGCAAAAGCAAATGATAATGGAAACGTTACAGGGTAGAGATTCAGGATTCCCACAGAAAATGACAGATATGGCAAGAATAAATGACAGAGCATGGTTTCAATTCTGGGGTATGTAATGGCACTTAGGACTAAAAGTTTTCGTAAATTATATACAAAAGATGATACAATTAATAGGATACAGGACTCTATTAAAGAGGCTATTGATCCTGTGTTATCTGATTTAATATTAAATAGAGCAGAAATAATAACGACAATATTAACAACTGATACTGTAATAAGCCACAACTTAAACCGCATACCAACCGGTTTTATAGTGACAGATACCACGACGAATTCCACTCTTTGGAGAGTTGCATGGGATGCCTCCACGATAACACTCAAAGCATCGACCGACTCTCCAATTAAACTATTTTTATTTTGAGGTAAATTATGCCATTAGAATTTAGTCATGTACCGATACAAATTGGTGGCATAAACACCAAAATGGATGATAAGCAGTTGCAGGCAGGGACTTTTGTATCCGCTGAAAATGTTGTGATGCAAAAAACTGGGAAAATTCAGAACCGACCAGGGTACAAATTTACAAGCACTCCTATTACGCACTCCTCAGAAGTGATTGCAGCAGCGGCATACGACAATGGGAATATATCTATTGAAAGAGATGGGTCTGTTTATTTTGATGAATTAAATGCCACTAATAAAGTGGGATCCTGGAATAATTTTGCTACTATTGAATTTGAACAGGCAAAGTGGCCAGTTGTATTACAAAGTAATACTGTACAACATTATAATATGAGCACAAATAGTTTATATTGTTCTAGCGTATTTATGGTAAAAAACGCTACACAATATGAAATGAAGTACGCCATAGCCTCAATAAATACTAATTTAATATTAGAAAGTAATTTAAATACCTCCGTTATACTTGGAACTTCTGCTACAATAGCTGGCCCTGTTGCCTACAATGGAGACAGTGTGGCGTATACTTATAGTGGCGGGTCTATTGGGAATATAGTATTTAAAAAATATGCTACTACCGCGATAACTTACGCAACAGGTGCTCTTGAAGTAAGAAAAATGGATGTAAAAGAAACTGCTGCATACATTATTTGTTTGTATCAAGACAGCGCTAATAATATTATATTAGGAATATATACAAAAGTAGCTGCTACTTGGAATACAATAACAGTTGCTGCTACTACTGCTAGTGTTATGATAGCGTTAAATGCTTCAGAATCAGGAAATGAAATTGATGTTGCTTATCAGAATGATACTGATGACGACTATTATGTTTTTATATATAATTTTAGTGGTACTCTTATTTATAATTGGAGTATCCCAATTACTGATAATAGGGTTAAATTAGCCATAGGATTAAATAGTTCTGATGCTACTAATATTTATATAGCTGCTCAAAACTCTAGTGCTGCTTATAATATTGCAATACATAAAGTAAATAAAGCAACTGGAGTAATTGCAACTACTACTAATATTCTTGGCTGCGAACTAGTTTCTAAAATATCCTATCCATATGTTGTAGTAAAAAATGCTGATATTCGTGCGAATTCCACCTATTTTATAGCAGATTTAAGCACTACTTTTGTATATGCTCCTTTATATAATACACTAGTCGCATCTTATGGATACGGAGAAGCAATAATACAGTCTGAATTTACTGCATCTAGCTTATTATTAGAGATGGAAAATCTAGTATTCCCATATATCCGATTTAATCCCACAAGTGGTATTGGAGCAGCAGATAAAAGTTATGGCATATTTATGGGACATATGAAAGGGAATATAACTACAAATAAAGCGCAGGTTATTCCTTGGAATGGCAGCTTAATTACAAATGCTTGGGGTTCTTTAAGAACTATTGATAATGCGGAGGCATTCCAGCCATTATGGACTAGTATGCCTTTGGCAGCAATGATTCCTACGTTATCAGCACTCCCTCCTCATACAAGTACCGCATTAGGGGCAGGGACATATACATATGTTTTAGTTTATCAAACCTATGACATTAACAACAATGTTATTTATAGTTCTCCATTACAAACCGCTAGTATTACATTTGCCGCTGGAACACAAAATTCAGTTAGAGTAGTTAATATCGCTCCTCAATTTAATTTTTTGCCTTTAAATGCCACATCAACTGATAGTGTAATTAAAATCTATCGAACAGAAGCAGACGGTGATTTGTTTTATTTTGTTGGTGAAAAACTTATAACAACCGTTTTTGATGATATAGTTACCGATGCAGTTTTAATTGGCAATAGATCATTATATACAACTGGTGGATTAATTGATTCATCACCCTGCCCAATTGCTAAAAACATATCTCTTGCAAAAAATAGGCTATGGGTTATTACCTCTGAATCTAACGAATTAGTTTATTTTTCTAAAAAACAATTTCCAAAAGAGGCTCCACAATTTAATTCCTACTTTGTTATTAAGGTTCAAAGTCTTGGAGGGAATTTAATAACGTGCGCTGAAATGGATGATAAAGTAATAATCTTTAGACAGAATGCTATTTACGCAACATATGGCGAGGGCCCTGACGAATCAGGTACAGGATCGTTTGCAGACCCACAGCTGATTACTCAAAGCATGGGATGTAAATATGCTCAGAGCGTAGTTTTAACTGATGCAGGCCTCATGTTTATGAGTTATGAGGGTATTTGGCTGGTAACCCGTGGCCTCCAGTTGCAATATATTGGTGCTCCTCTAGAAGCATTTAATTCCCTAGAAATTACTGCCGCACTTAATCTTATAGATCGACACCAAGTCTGGTTTACATCGGCAACGGGCACTACGCTTGTTTGGGATGACCAACATGGGATGTGGTACACGTTTATTAATCAACCTACATATGCACCGTTTTTAACTAATGTAGGCGTGCCAGCTCATTACAGGGCCATAGCGGCGAGTAAATACCCTGGGCGATTAATGATAGAGGACGCAACCAAATGGTACGATGGCGCCTCTGATAACCCGATTACAGTGACATTAGAGACGGGTTGGATTGCACTAAGCGGAGTTCAAAATTTCCAGCGTTTAAAAAAATTGACCTGGCTGGGTAAACTAAACGATACGCTCACAATAAAATCTTACTTTAATTTTGAGACTACATTAAACGAAACTTTTACAGTTACTACAACTGCAGCCGGCACATCTCCAGCGCAATATCAAGTGCTACCAAAACAGCAGAAATCCGAGAGTATGAAGTGGAAATTTGAAATAGCATCTTTAACAGGAGCTTTTGAGTTATCAAGTCTTGGAATAGAAGCAGGAATAAAACGTGGTACATTTAAAGTTAATCAATCAAAACGAGTACAGGGAGTATAGATATGACTTTTATGGAAGATCTTGCGCATAGTTTAGGCGTTGTTACAGATGAAGATGTAAAAAAGAAAAAAAAGGTCGCTTCGGATAAAGCTGCTGCAGATGCAGCTAAAAAAACTGCTGATAAAGCTGCTGCAGATAAAGTTATTTCAGATAAAGCAGCTGCTGATGCAAAAGCTATTCAAGATAGTATTACTGCCGCTGCTGAATTAATGAAAAAAGGGACTACTGAAGCTAAATATGATGCAACTATGATGATTAAGGATGCAAAGTTAGCTGCAAAAGTAGCATCTGAAAAATATGGAGTAGATATTGCTAGTTTAATAGATAATACTACTAAAAATCTTGAAAAAGCATTAACAACCTCGGCAGATGCATCAGAAGCAGCTATTAAAGTTTCAGAAAAATCTACACAAGATTCTATTGATGAGATGAACAAAAATTTTAAAACAGCGATTACAGATTTAACTACTGGGACAGAAGAGTTGAAAAAAACTCAAGCTGCTGCATATGGTGGTGCAGAAACTGAGCAAAAAGCACGTGCTGATTATGAAATGCAAGAAGTAGAGAAATATAAAGCGCAAACTGCAAAGGAAAAAGCTGGGATATTACAAGAAGCTCCGATGACAGAGTTGCAAAAAGCAGCAATGGGACAGACACAATCTGCTGCTGAAATCATGATTAAAAATCAAGCTAGAGAAGCACAAAGCAGAGCGCAAAGTGCCGCGTATGCTAGGGGATTTAGTCCTGCAGCACAACGGGCAGCAATAATGGCTGGTAGTCAGGCTCAAATGACAGCAACGGGCCAAGCTGCAACTATGAGAGCAGAGGAACAAGCTAAAGCGCGGGAGCAGTTTGCAAGTGCATATTTTGCGAGACAAGGGCAGTTGCAGCAAGCGGAACAGTTTGGATTAAACATGGGTTTAAGCGTTGAGCAGATGTATCAAAACGCAATTAATATCAAATTGCAGGCAGCAGAGACAGATAAAACGTTAACATCCCAAATGATATTGCAAAAAATGGGTTTACAAACTCAAGCGGCTCAATTAGGCATGGGTGCGCAAATGCAACAAGTGTCTCAATCTATGAGTGCTAGACAACAAAATCAACAAAATGCTTTAGCGGTAAGACAAGCAAATATTGCACAAGGAACAGCAGCACAACAAGGCGCATTGGCAACTGGACTAGGTGCACAATTAGACTTAAATACATTAGGAGTGCAACAACAAGCTGCATTAAGTGCACAAGGGTTAGGAGCAACTAATCAGATGGCAGGCGCAGCTCCTAGCGCTGTGCAAACAAGCCAAGCGGCAGCAACACAAAACCAACAATTTATAGAAACACAAGCGCAAAATGCGCAAATTGAAAGAGATAGAGCGGCAGCAGCAAAAAAAGCAGCTGATGATGCATTTTATCGGGATTTTTTAAAAACAATAGTTGGAGGGGGAGTTAGTGGTGCGGCAGGAGCAGTAACAGGCGGAATATCTCTAACAAACCCGGCGTCAGCATCTACTCCCTTAAACTTGTCTGCACCATTACAAGCTAATGCCGCATATCCTTTACCACGCGCATCATCTAATATTTAATAGGAGTTTTTATTATGGGTTACAGAATGCCATTTCAGCCACAAGATATGCAATTAATACCTGCTCAACAGGGCGATGTAAGAAATACTTTACCAGAACCTCAGTATGATACTATGCAAGGAGATCAAGGAGCACAAGCACTTAATGCAGGAATGCAAGGTGAAATGCCAGTACAGAGTTATACTCCACAGCAACAAATGCAAGGAGGGCAACAGCAGGTTGTCACAACAGAACAACAAGTAAGTCCAGAATTTGCTAGTGAGATGGCGAATATCGAGGGTGCTACTGAAGCTCAAAAAGAGGCAATGAAAAGAGTTGCCGCTAAGGACGCAGAATTAGCAGATGCGCAAGCAACTATGGCTGAGCGTGCAGCAAATGAGACTCTACAAAGCTTAGCAGAACAAGAGCAACGAAGAATTGAATTAAAAAGTAATTTAGATGCACAAGAGCAAAAGATTAATACTGCTAAAAATGAATTCCAGAATAGTGGTATCGATGGGATGAGGATATTCAGAGATAATAATCAGAATAAAATCATCGCAGTTTTAGGTATGGCGTTAGGCGGTATGGGTGCAGCTATGACTGGCGGTAAGAATTACGCTGCAGATATGCTCAATACCATTATTGATTCAGATATCAATCAACAGAAGTATGAAGCAGAGAAAAAAGGTACAATGTATTCTCAGTCATTAAAAGAAAGAGATATTATAAATAATACATTTGACCATGAAGAGGATAGATTTAATGTGCAGAAGCTGCAGAGATTAGATGCTATTAAATCGCAGGGCGAGGCTATGATGAGCCGTATAGGTGGAGCAAAACAAAAAGAACTAATGGCCGCTACTCTTGCAACAATAGATCAAAAGTTAGCAGAAACAAAAGCTAATTTGTATCAAAATGCTAGTAAAAAAGTTGAGACTACTACAAAAACTGGAGGCCCTGCAGTTGGCGGCGCAGGATTAACAGAGGCGCAAGCAAAGGCAAATACATTTGCTAACGCTATGGGAAACGCTAACAAACAAATGGAGGGTGCAGAAGAATATGCTGCGTCTGCTATGGGTGCTACCGCTGTTAAATGGGTGCCAGAGATTTGGAAACCAGAAAAAGCTAAGATGTATCAACAGGCAGCAAACGCTTGGCAGGAGGCATATCTGAGATTCGCTTCTGGAGCTGCATTAGCAGACAGTGAAATTCAGAGAACAATTGCAACAGCTATGCCAGCTATTGGAGATACTGCTGCAGTTCTAAAGCAAAAACGTGATTATAGAATTAGAACTCAAAATGATATTACAACTGGAGTAATCGGCTCTGCTTCTTCTGTTCGGCAAGAAGTAGGACAGAAAAGATATATGCCTGGATCAGCAACAAAAGTTGGACAATAAAGGATAAACATATGCCAGTATTATTTAATAATGTTGCTAATAAATGGGAGGCATTGCCTGAAGAAAACGTAAATGAAGGCGTTAAATCAGGTCAATATGCACCTCGCAGAGGCTCTAGAATTACAATGCTCAATCCAGAGGGTGAGCAATATGTAGTTGATGCAGCTGAAATGCAGTCAGCTCTTAACAATGGTTGGAACTATTTAGGAAATACTGCCGCAAAGAAAATAGCTGAAGAACAAATATCAAATATCTACCGACAAGAATTTGATATGCCTGCAACCGCTGCAGCAGCTGGTGCGCTGCGTGGGTTTACGTTTGGCTTATCCGATGTAGCTATGCGCGCAATCGGTGGGAAAGAGCTAGCAGCAGGCCTAGAAACAGTCAAAGAAGTATCACCAATGGCTAGTGCTGCTGGTGAAATTGCAGGGAGTGTTGCAGGGCTTGGAAAAATTGGATTAGGCAAAACAGCGGCGGGTTTAATAGCTAAAGGGACAGAAAAAGCAGGTGTAGGTTTTTTAGGTAAAGAATTAGGGACTAAAGGTATTGGAGAATTAGCCGGCGCTGGTGCAGCTAAAATAACCGGTGGCATAGCTGCAAAATATGGAGAAAAGGCACTGATAACCCAGGCGGCTAGGGTGGGTGCCGGATCTGCTATCGAAGGTCTAGCGATGGGTACAGGGCAAGTTATTTCAGAAGCTGCTCTTGGTGATCCTGATCTAAGTTTCCAACATGCAGCTGGAATAATCGGATTAAATATGGCATTTGGTGGAGGTGTTGGAGCGTTCACTAAGGCTGGTACTATGGGCATCAAAACAGTTTTAAACTCGCTTAAAGAAGCTACGTTACCCACTGCAACTGCAGATGTAATTGGAAAAGCGTGGGCAAAGGTTGCACCTTCTATTCGAGGCTTTTCTAAAGAGCAAACAGAGATAGCGCAAAAGGGTTTTGGTACTGCAGAAGGTAGGCAATTACTTAATGATGCATTGCAATCACCAGCTACTCTAGAAGTTAAAGCCCTCCAGAATATGAAGGACTTAAAAACTATCGGGCAAAAATTAGAAGATATTACACTAGATGCTAGGTCTACACTGCAGGGAGAAGCTGGAAAGTTTACTGCATTAAACACCAAGAAATCTACCTTAAAAAATCTTAATAATTCTATTGATTCAGCAGTAGGTGAAATTGAACATACACCGAGTTTGTTTAATGCTGATGCAAAGAATGCTTTGACTGATTTTAGAAAGCTTCTAAATGAGAAATTTTCTTCTGTTACAAATAAGGGAGAAATGCATAAGTCAGTGCAGGATATTAGAATAGGGATTGATGCTTTAATAAGAGATTGGAGTAAAACATTAAAGCTTAGTAAAAATTCTAGAACAGATAAATTATTACAACAGGTGCGAGGAACCTTTGCAGATCATTTAAAAGATGAAACAATATACGGGCAATTTGGAAAAGATTACGACGTATTAAATAGCGCATTACATAAATATTACGGAATACAAAAGTCATTTTTAAAAGATTTTACAGTTAAACGTCCTAATGCTCAGGGTGTGGATGAACTGGTAATTTCAGATTCTAAGATTAAAGCTTACCTTATGAAACCTGAAAAAGGTGACAAGGAATTAGGACTAAATGCATTTCAAGAAGCGCTAGATAATCTACAAAAGACAGCAGATGCTACTGGAAAAACTAACCCAGTATTAGGAGAAGCTCTTGGGATGAAAGTCCAAGAAGCTAAACAAACCATCAAAAATCTAACTGAGCAACGTGGCACTGCAATTATCGTGAACGGTATGGAATCATATACTGGTAAATCACTGATGGGATCACTCGCAGGTTATGCGCTGGGATCTGCAACGGGACTAGATCCTACTGGCGGCATATTAGGTGGAGTAATAGGCTCAGCAATCTCATCCCCTGCTACCATGCTTAAAATTATGACTCGCATTGAAAATCTTGGAGTAGCGGGCTTACAGCGCAACCAAAGTGTGATTGCTAATATGCTAGCACGTCCTTCGATTAAAACGTCTAGTGAGCTTGTAAACAAATATGTGCCTAGAGTTTCAATGGCAGCCGTCTCAAGTATGCTGCAACAAGATGAAGAAAAACCGATTGCTAAACCAACCATGCTCCAATTTAGACAGATGCTAGATGAGAATATACAGGATAAACACAAGCCAGTCATACACTTTACAAACAATAATCCGCATATGGAGGAGTTTACACCTGGTTATGTTGCAGCTGCCGCGAATACAATGAATCGGGCATTATCATTTTTGCAAAGCAAAATGCCTCAGAATACGGGCATGGATATTAATCCTGAGTCTGACTTGAGGATGAGTAAATCTCAACAACAAATTTTTGATACTTATCTTGATGCGGCTTTTAGACCTTCACGTCTCCATGAAGAACTAAAATCACACCGACCTGATCCCAGGGTTGTTGAGGCTGTACAAGTAGTTTATCCAGAAATGTTTGCTGATCTACAAAAAGAAATTTTGAACCAGGCAACAGAAGGCAAATTAGGCTATCAGCAGAAGTTAACACTTGGTAGATTATTTGCAGTAAATACTTCACCATCCATGAGTAAAATACAAAACCTGCAGAATAATTTTATCCAAGCTGAAAAACAAGAAGCTGCACTTGCAATGAAAAAAAATACTATCTCCAAATTAGCCGAAGCAGGGATGACACCTACCGATCGTCTCCAGATGTGATAATCTCCTCATAGTCCCTAGTTACAAACTTTAACTCACAAGGGGAAGCTATGAGCAGCACAAAGCGCGTACTCCGCCCGTATCGAGTAATAGACGGTGGCAATTTAGCGGCTGACATTACAGGTTCGGAAACTAACGTCCAATTTCTTGATTACGTTCTACTCCAGGTAGACTGGTCAGGTACTAGTCCAGTCGGCGTATTTAATGTTGAATATCTTAAACTGGAAGCAGAAAGAAATACTGCAACTGGTGTGGATATTTGGGAAAAAGTAGATTTTGGTGGAGCAATTGGAACAGATATTCCAATTTCTGGTAGTCCAGGTTCCCACCAAATAATTTTAAATGAGATAGCCTTTCCAAAAATCCGCTGTTTTTACGATAGAACGTCAGGCAGTGGAAGCTTAACTGTTACATTAGTCGGAAAGGAGAGATAACATGACACTTTATATATACCCGCCATTAGGAACTATTACCATATCTCCTGCTGTTGGTACTGATTTTGCAACGGAAACAACGCTTGCAGCAGTAGAGACCGCAGTTGATGGGTTAGAAACTTTGATAACCTCTACAAATACAAAATTAGATACGCTACATGCTGATGTAGACGGAATCGAGACATTAATAGGCACGACAAACACAAATACTGCCAATATTAAAACAGCAGTTGATTTGACCACAACGGCAGTTAATGCGGTAACAGTTGCAGTTGCTGCGGCAGCTAAACCAGAATATGCAAGGGCAAATGCAGCGGTACTACATAATTTTGCAGTTACGCCTGTTGTAGCCACTCTTTTTACTACAGTTATTGCATCAATTGCAGCTAAAGCAGTCAGATGGCAATTTGCGAATACTTCTGGAAGCTGGATGCAGATAGCGTCTGGAGCAATTGGGTCAGAATTTATATTCTGTCAGATACCTCCTGGTGGCGCAGCGGAAGTGGATAAAATGCTTATTGCTACAACCAGAATCAGCGTAACTAGTGATGAAAATGTGGCAAGCGGAAAACTTTCTGTATGTTCGTTTGTTTAAGGGGATGAATTATGGGAAGCATAACACAATCAATTGACTATCAAATGGCTGGATTTATGAAAGACCCTAGCGGTTTTTTAGATCCAAGCCTTATTACAATGAGTTATGACGCAGCTACTGGCGTTATTTCGATGTATTCCAGCACCGGAATAATTCAAATACTTGAAAACAGAAAAATGTATTCTATTGCAGCTACTCTGGTGGCTCCATTAAATATTGCAGCACATACACTTGCTACTGGATCATATTGGCTAACATTTACCAATGGAGTTTTTGTATGGGGAGGATCAGTATGGACTTTTGACAAAGTGCAAGTTGCAAAAGTAATCTATAATACAACACAGACGCCAAAAGGATTTTTTATAAAAGAATGCCATGACTTAATGCAATGGCAAACGCATCAAGAGATGCACGAAAAAATTGGTACAACACTAAACTCACCAACGGTACTTGCTGATTACGCAATAACAACAGGGGCTGGAATTACTGACGCTGATTTAACATATTCAATACCTCAATCAGTATTAGACGATGAAGATTTGCACCATACTTTAGCGGCATTGGCGGACGGAGGCCCTTATACTATTTTACAGCGTTCTGGCGTAGCTGGCACATGGACTTGGCTTACTACATATACTGTCCCATTTTTAAGAACAGATCCGAGCCTAATTATGCGTAGAAATTACGACGCCGGAGGAGGAACTGGCTGGACAACTGCGGCAGCGACAGGAACTTCACAAAGATTGAACATGTGGGTTGCTGCTGTTCCTAATGGAACCTCTGGATTATTCCGATACATAATCATACCTGGGCAAACTTTTCCTACGTCAAGCGGTACGGCGTTGGCGGAAACTTTTGCACAAATGAGTCTAGGAACTCTGCTTGTAGATTTAGCGGAAATCTTTGTATTTGCACAAGTCACATTAAAATGCGACTCTGCCGCAGGAAATGGGCGTACCGCAATAGAAACTGTCACCACAATTACTGGAAACTCTAGGTCTACAGTAGCATCTGCTCTTGCGCCGTCAAACCATCAGACGTTAAGCAATAGGAATACCCTTACACAACATCAATTAATGGCAATCGAAGCTATTAGCGCAGGCAAAGCCATTGTTTCACAGGCTGATGGATCTGGAGGATTTAACCTCACAGAATCCGCTACAACGGAAGCAGAGCTTGCATTAATTCATGGAAATATTGCAAAGAAATATACCCTTCTTGGGTTTGATGAGCTTGGTGGTCTTCGATATGACGGCGCAAATGCTCATATTTTAGCTTATGGCGACACTGCAAATAGACCTGGAGGCAGTGCAAGACCGGCAGAAACTGCAAGCATTGGAATGATTCGCTACAATTCAGAGCTAGAAATTCATGAGACTTACCGAGCTGCCGGATGGGCATGTGTGGGACATAGGTGGAGTTCTGGAGCATTGGTTAGTGCAGCACCAGGTACAGACGTGTTTAGTCCACCAAGTATTGCAGGTGCAATGTGTACGGGTTTCTCGTTAATGCTTAATTTAACTAGGACTGCTGACAATAAATCAGAAAAAGTTATGATTGAAGCAGAGCTAGACGATACAATGTGGTCTGGATCAGTAATATCTTGCGGCACTACGGATTTGGCAGCGCTTATTGCAATAAATGCAGCGACCGGTGTTGTTAATATTCAAGGAATTACCGGGTCATTTAAACTAAAAGCAGACGGATTTATATTCTGATAGTGAAAGGATATTATCATGAGTACAGTACCATTTTTTGTAAAGAGTAAATTAAAGATCAAGAATTCATCAGCTGACACAGGCTACACGCTGTTTGAAAATGGGGACACAACAACTGCAAGAACAATAACTATTCCTAATTTTGCAGCAATAACGCTTGCTAGAACTAATGATACTAATACATTTGCAGGAATACAGACATTTAGTGCAGTGCCAGTGTTTACGCTTGGGTTAGATACTGTTTACGGCAGCAATGCTGCTAATGGAGATTTGACTTTAGTTGGGACAAGCAGCGCAACTAAAACCACGTCAAATATTTATTTTGGAGCTGCTGGTGCGCATGGAAATATTGATTGCAATACTAGCGCTTGGACGATTGGAGAGTCAACGGCTGATGTTTATTTTCCAGCTTTTGGCCCAGCGTTTACACCAGGAACTGGAAGTTATAGGTCATTCGGAGGCACAACCTCTAATATCATATCTTCAGTAGGCGTAACGATATTATCTAATTCCCAATATGTTAGTGGAGGAGCATATAAAGACACGGTTGCTGCATTCGCCGGATGCGACATATTTATGTCTTATTCATCTACGCTTGCATCTACAGCAATAGCCTTTAGATCCTCTCAGGATTTTGTAAATACTGCTAATAGAACAGTGACACCGGTAACTCTTGGCGAAGTAACACACGCAGGAGCCTGGACGTTTCCTATTAATACAACCCATGCTTTTGGGTCATCTGCGGGAAACAATGCATCGTCTCTATTAGCGATTAGAGCTGGAGGTACAACACGGACATCCACACTTGAATTGCAATCCAATGGTAAATATTTAGATATCGTACTAGCAGCAGATGGTTCTTGGTCTCTTAATGACGGCATTACTGCCAATAAATTTGCATCAATTACCGCAGGAGGAGCCTGGACGCTGGGGGCTGAAGGGGCTCCGGCTGGTACTTACAAAGTAGGTATCTCTGGGAATTGCTCTTCCGCAGCTACTACTGCATCTTTACTACTTACAGATCAATCGTCTGCAACTTCTCGGCAGTTTGCTCTTTCAAATGGATATGGTACATCAGCAAATAATTACGGTAATTTATTTTTTTTAGCTAGCACTTCAGTGGGAGGAGATGTTTTTTCTGGTACGATTCTTGCCACCGTTACAGGAGCAGGCTTGTGGTACAACTACTCTAATTCAGTTCACTGGGATATCACTTCTGATGTTCGCATTAAAAAGGATGTAAGAGAAATTACAGGTGCTTTGGATAAAATATGTGCCCTGCATCCAGTGCATTTTAAATATATACATAGGACAAGCGTTCAAAAATCAGGGTTCTTGGCGCAAGAATTTGAAAAGGTATTGCCTGGCCATGTAACTACGAGTGTTTGCCCAAAAGAAATAAGCGACATTAAGCCTGAGTTAGAAAATGAGTTAATAAAAGGATTAATTTTAGATTTAGATCCTTATTATGTAAAAGCAATCCAAGAATTAAACTCAAAAGTAGAAACCCAACAAACAATAATCAACACCCTTACATCACGCTTAGAAGCTCTAGAATCAAAAGGATAATATGAAGTTACTTATACTAATTTCCTTTTTATTAGTAGGTTGTGCAACTGTACCAGTACGGGATGTGAAGACTTTTCCTAATGAAGCTACCATGCCATTTTCAGTTGATGGGGTTAATTACGTCGGAATGGCTGCTGTACCAAGGAAAACTAAGCAGATAATCAAATACTCACTGCCAAAGACAGCGGAAAGAATAGTAATTTCTAGCTGTCACGGTGCTCCTACTGCATTAAATCCATCAAATCCTTATGTGTTTGAATATTACCCTGTTCATCTCATTGAAGATGTTGGACTTTGCTTGCTTAAAGCAGAAGTGGCATCTAAAGAGTCGCCATTGAGCCTTGCTGTCATTGACTTTTATGGTGAAGATGTAACAATGCCAGCGTGGGTAACGTGCAATCGCATCTCTCTAAGAGTTGGTGGAGGCAGTGTTTGCCAGGCTCCGGCAGGATTGATTCAGAGAATTACATTTGATGAAGCTGTGCTTGCAGAACCACTTGATGGGAGCAATAAAATTGAATGCGATGGCGGAAATTGCATTTACACTATGACAAAAGGCTATGGCGGTTACATTTTTAGAGGAATTAAAACAGGCAAAGATCATCGACACACGATTAGAGGCACAACAGCAACGGAGAATTAATGCTAGCACTCATAACAACTCTGCTCCCATTTTTAGCCAAGATCGGCCTGTGGTATTTAGACAAAACCATCAAAGACAGTGCAAAAAAAGCAGCACTTAATCAGCAATGGCTTGATACAATCCACAATATTGCAAGTAATGTTGGCGAATCGGCAGCAATTGGCAAGAAATATGACGACGCAAAAGCTAGATTAGACGATAGATTTAACGAGTTAAAGGGGAAGTTATGAAGTTTACATTTTACTCTGACATACATAATTTTGCTCCACATGCTTTAGATGTTTACATGCCTCTGAGCCAAAATGTGATTGAGGAAGAAAACGCCTGGCTACTTGGAGATATTATTGATCTTAAAGGGTGTGATCCAAAGGATAAGAACGATTGCTTGCGCACTTTTGAGGCGTTCAATAACATATACAAAGAGCGTTACATCAAAGGCAACCATGATGGCGATGATATTGATCCTTATTTTGCAAAAGTTAACAACGTCCTACTGACGCATGGTGATTTGATTTGCTGGGGTGGAGAGCGTTCATGTGATTTTCGTAGTGGCGATAATTTTCATGGCTATGGCTGGATCAAACGTTTTATTAACTGGGCTAGACACCTTTGGAAACAGCGGATAAGTAAACTTGAAATTGAGCAAGCAACTAAATATTGCAAGACATTAGATTGCAATATTATTGTTTACGGCCATTCTCACACAAAGAAACTATTAGTCAAAAAGGTTAATGGAATCACTATTTACAATATTCCAAGAGGCAGAACGGAGCTTGATTTATGAGTATATTTGATGAAAGAAAAAAGCAAGAAATAGCTGGGTGTTGGAACGCTTGCATTATTGATTCAGATAAAATTCAGTCATGTGAGAGTAATGTAAATAGAATTGTCAAGAACAAAGCAAGATATGAGGCAGTTTCGCTTAAGACAAATGTCCCTTGGTATGTAATTGCAGTTATTCACACAATGGAATCAGACTGCGATTTCAATACTCATTTGCACAATGGTGACAGCTTAAAAGCAAGAACGCATCAGGTACCAGCTGGTAGACCATTAAAAGGCAATCCTCCATTTAGTTGGGAAGAGTCCGCTATTGATGCTCTTGAGTATGACCATTTAGCAGAAAATAAAGATTGGTCGATGGCTCGCATTTTGTATTTATGTGAAGCGTACAATGGGTTTGGATACGAGAAACACATGATACCAAGCGGTTATGTTTGGAGTGGCACTAATATCGCCAAGCCTGGCAGATATATTGCAGACCATGTTTGGGATGCTAGCGCAATAAGCAAGCGTTGCGGATGCGCTGCAATGATAAAAATGATGATTAAGTTAGGAGTGATACAAAATGGAGGCATACCTAGTGATTCTGTTCCTAAGCCTTTGCCTATTCCTGAAAATCCTAGAAGCATAGTTAAATGGGTAATTAATAGCAACGACACTAATGATGTGCGTGGATTTGATGCAGATAATAAAGTTGTTTGCTGGCTTGATTCCCAGTCTAGTTTAGAAATCATGTACTATAGCGCAGTAACAGCAGGAGCACCAAGAGCCAAGTTTTTCATAGAGAGCATGGATAAAAAGCCAGGATCAACACCAGTACCAAAACCAGAACCAAAGCCAACAATTCCTAATGCAAAGAAATTTGTTGAATATTACAAGGGTAACTACAGCAAAGTCAGAGCTAAAGTAGAGGAGTGGTTTGTTGGAAAGCATTCTCCTACCGCTACAAAAAATGGCTGTGTTGCACATGTTTATAGCTGTCTTTGGTTATGCAGTTTGGATCGGCCAAAAGTTGATACAATGGAGTCAATTAATGTCGATTACTTCTTTGCATGGGCATTGAAGAATGGATGGTCAAAAGTAACTGATATGAGCAAATTACAGCCAGGTGACGTTTGTGTGTCAGGCCCTAGTGATAAAGACTTCGATCATGTGTATACATTTCTAGAATATGTTGACGCAAAAAACTGCTACTGTTTAGATAATCAAAAATTTGATTCGCATGTAAGAGCATTGAAAGATGGGTCATGTGGTGAATGGAGATTTGCGATTAGAATGGCTTAAGTGCATTTGCCATTTGGCAACAAGCATGGCAATCTTTCGTTCAATCTCTCAAGTGCAATTATCCTAATTTTATGTTCGCCAGAATCAACTGCAATTCTAGTTAAGTTCTCCCTTATTCCTTTTAATTCTGAGTAAATTGCACCAAGCATCACGAGTGCAATGCCGCAAACTCCGCTGAATATCCACAAAACGATATCTTGTTGCATATTGTGCTCCATATTGTATGAAGCAATCATATCATCTGTGCGTAATGAATCCCATTGCTTTGCCTGTTTCGATTAATCTATCAAGTGTGCGGCGATCCATGCCTAATTCATTTGCAGCCCTAGAGCGAACATTTTTATTGTTCTCCATTGCGTGCAGTACTAGTTTGATTTTAATCAGTGTGGTTTTTGATGGTTTGTGTCTGCATTTTGGCGCTTTAGAATGGTAATTAAAACCATCAATTTCTAAGCTGTCAGGTTTTTGGTACTCGATAGATGGAAGTTGAGGAGGTTTCCATCCCTTCATTCCAATTCTTGCCATCATTTCAACGAGCGTGGTGCGATTTATTCCAAGACACCTAGCAGCTATAGTCCTAGACCCATTTGTTGCTGTCAGTAACGCTGTAATCATATATTTTTGATAATCTTTGAATGCGTCATTGAAAGCAGCAATGGTTTTTAGCACTGCGCAGAACCAGGTTCTGATTCGACTGGTTTTGCAAACTCAATAGGAGTTGCTTTTTGCATTTCATTTATCAAATGAGCTACTTCTTTGAACGGGCGTTCTGAGAGATAGTTAGCAATTGATTGTAGCAAAACTGCTTCAACTTTGAAAAACTTAATTTCTGGTAGCATGATTTACCCCTTTGTTTTATCCGCATCATATGCGTCTTTATGTTCTTTTAACTTAGCTTTCATTACATCTTTTGTAGCTTTATCAACAATTCTCTCGTCAATTTTTTTGCCTGGAAGTTCAAGCATATCAATTGATAGCCCAGGTATTAACATGCATAAAATTTCTTCCAATGAGTCAATTCTTGCATACAAAAACGATACTTGATCCTCTAAACTAAGGCCTTCTGGCTTGCCCATTTTTTGGCTCCTATCTTTTGGTTGAGTCCTTTGGTATGATACACAAAGAACATTAAATAACAAGGGAGATACCATGGATACAGCAGTAATCGACGCTATCATTGCATTTTTAACCGGAGCATTTGGCCCTACGATGCTAGTTGTGTTTGCTGTAATAGGCATATTTAGAGCCATTTTTAAGCCTCTCATGGCATTGATTGCAGCTATTGTTGCAGTTACACCATCGAAGTCAGACGATGAGCTGTTGGCAAAAGTAGAGGGCAATAAGTGGTATGCAATGTTTGTTTGGCTTATAGATTACTTGACATCTGTTAAGCTTCCCAAGTAAGCTGCATGAGCAACGTTCATAGATTCTTCTCATAGAGAAACGCCTCTAATAACTCCAATATTGGGGTTATTTTTTTTATCCATATCCAGATCCAACTCCAGATCCAGATCCAGATCCAACTCCAGATCCAGATCCAGATCCATATCC